ATGGAGGTGGAGTATGGTCAGTACAGCGTCATTCTGTTGGTGGAGGGATTTCCTCCGTCACATGCCGGGACCATCACCGTGTATGAAGATTCTCAACCGGGGACGCTGAATGATTTTCTCGGTGCCATGACGGAGGATGACGTCCGGCCGGAGGCACTGCGTCGCTTTGAACAAATGGTGGAAGAGGCAGCGCGTCACGCCGGGGAGGCGAAGAAGAATGCCGGAGAGGCGGAGACGTCAGCGAGGAATGCCGGCATATCAGCCGGTCAGGCAGAAGAAAGCGCTGCAAATGCTGACACTTCAGCAGGGGATGCATCGGAGTCAGCCCGGCAGGCGGCAGAAAGTGCAGCCGCTGCAAAGAAGTCAGAGGAAGCGTCCTCGTCCTCGGCCTCTGAGGCCGCTCAAAAAGCCAGTGAGTCATTACAAAGTGCAGCAGATGCTGAGTTGTCAAAAAAGACGGCAGAAAGTGCAGCCGGTAATGCAGCCAGGGATGCAACGACCGCAACAGAAAAAGCCCGGGAGTCAGCAGAAAGCGCACAGTCAGCGGAACAAAGCAGGATAGCGGCGGAAGAGGCCGTAAAACGAATCCCCACCGTGGTGGGACCTCCCGGGCCAAAGGGGGAACAGGGGCCCGCGGGTCCTCAGGGGCCGAAGGGAGATAAAGGAGAGCGTGGTGACACCGGCCCTGTCGGGGCAACCGGCGAACGGGGACCGGCAGGTGATGCTGGTCCGGCAGGCCCGCAGGGGCCGAAAGGCGACAGGGGAGAGCGGGGAGAGACCGGGCTGACAGGAAGTACAGGTCCACAGGGTCCAAAGGGAGATACCGGGGCAGCAGGCCCGGCAGGCCCACAGGGACCGAAAGGAGAAACAGGTGTGGCTGGCCCGGTAGGGGCAACCGGACCTCAGGGGCCGAAGGGCGACCCGGGGGAGACGCAAATACGGTTCCGTATGGGGCCGGGAAACATTATTGAGACAAACAGCAATGGCTGGTTCCCGGATACAGATGGCGCACTCATCACCGGACTGACCTTTCTTGACCCCAAAGATGCCACACGGGTTCAGGGTTTTTTTCAGCATTTGCAGGTCAGGTTTGGTGACGGGCCGTGGCAGGATGTCAAGGGGCTGGATGAAGTGGGCAGTGATACAGGCAGAACAGGAGAATGACATGAACATACTAAAAAAACTTATGCAGCGTCTGTGTGGTTGCGGAAAGCATGATGACCGTGAACACGGGGAGTTACTTACAGCACAGCTGCGACTGGGGCCGGCAGACATCCTGGAGTCAGATGAGAATGGCATTATCCCGGAGCAGGACAGGGTAATCACGCAGGTGGTGATACTGGATGCGGATAAAAAGCAGATACAGTGCGTGGTAAGACCGCTGCAAATCCTGCGTGCTGACGGGACGTGGGAAAATATTGGCGGGATGAAATAGCCGACAGCTTCACAAAAACCGGAGCCGGGCTCCGGTTTTTGTTGTCATGTATAGGGGGGGGTATTAGAGAGTGAAGTAATAAACATGTTAATACGATGGAGTGAAGGATGCCGTGTAATTCTGGTTCAAGAGTTTTTTATGCCGGAAAATCGCAGGATTATTCTGGATAGTAAAGAATCCTGGTTAATAATCTGTGATAGTCAGTTGGGCCATTTAATGCGCAGTATGTATCAGGGACGCCGTTTTATTCAGCTGAATCTGGAAAAAATTGAAAGGGGTACATGATGTCGCCTTGCCAGTGAAATGGGAATTCACACGAAGACAGTGAATAGCTTTCTGTATACGGGAATGGCGAAAAATGGACTGTATGGTGTGAGTGTGAAACATCTTGCGTGTGCGGAGTGATGCTTCTCGTTGCTACAGCGGCAATGATAATGCAGTGAAAAAAGGGGAGCAATATGCTCCCCCAAACCGAAAGAAAATTGCAATAATCAATGAAGTTATTTAGTCATCATCAGAATGTCATGCAAGGCATTTTGTTTCAGTGATGCCGATCGCGATTTTAGCGAATTCCATCATAAATCCCCTGATTTTTAAGCCTGAAGCAGTCAAAGGAATTTCTATGCCCTATATCGATATCACCACGATGCGTGGGATGATGCCGCGCGTTGTGACATCCATGCTGCCCGAGCATTCCGCTGTACTGGCGGAGGACTGCCATTTCCGGTTTGGTGTTATTACACCAGAACGTCAGATATCCGGGTTAGAGAAAACATTCACAATTAAGCCAAAAACAATTTTTCATTACCGTGACGATTTCTGGTTTGCATGGCCGGATGTGGTGGATGTGATCCGCAGTCCGATCGCTCAGGACCCCCACGGGCGTATTTACTACACTGACGGGCGTTTTCCTAAAGTGACGGATGCGACTATTGCCACAAAAGGGGACGGGAATCACCCGACATCATCGTATCGTCTGGGGATCCCCGCGCCGACGACAGCTCCTGTCTGTACTGTTCAGCAGGGCGGTGATGTTTCTGACGATAACCCGAATGATGATGAAACCCGGTTTTATACGGAAACCTTTGTCTCAGATTATGGTGAAGAAGGTCCGCCAGGTCCGGCGTCTCTGGAGGTAACACTCCGTACTCCGGGAACTGCGGTACAACTGACGCTGGCTCCGGTGCCATTGCAGAATGCCAGTATTAAACGTCGCCGGATTTATCGCTCTGCATCAGGTGGAGGGGAGGCGGATTTTTTACTTGTGGCTGAACTGGATGCATCCGTGCTCAGTTACACGGACAAAATACCGGCGAAAAACCTTGGGCCTTCCCTGGCGACATGGGATTACCTGCCGCCGCCAGAGAATATGACAGGCCTTTGCCTGATGGCTAACGGTATTGCCGCCGGGTTTGCCGGTAATGAAGTGATGTTTTCGGAAGCGTATCTGCCGTATGCATGGCCGGAAGTGAATCGTCACACGACGGCAGAAGATATTGTAGCTATCTGTCCGCTGGGAACGTCACTGGTGGTGGCGACAAAGGGGGAGCCTTATTTGTTCAGTGGGGTATCACCGTCCACAATTTCTGGTTCCAAAATCCCTTCAATGCAGGCGTGTCTGAGCAGGCGGAGTATGGTTGCGATGGAGGGCTTTGTGCTGTATGCAGGAACAAATGGCCTGGTGTCTGTTGATGCAAACGGTAATGTCGCGCTGGCGACGGAACAGATTGTTTCACCGGAACAGTGGCAGAGTCAGTTTAATCCGGCCTCCATTGTGGCTTATTCCTGGCGTGGTGAGTACATTGCCTGTTACACGAAACCGGATGGTAAGCAGGATGTGTTTGTATTCAGTCCGGTGAACATGGATATCCGTTATCTCAGTACACCGTTTGACTGCGCATGGGTTGATCTCGCGAAAGATATGATGCGCGTGGTGACAGGAGACAAAATGTCAGTGCTTGCCGGGGGCTCTCTGCCCTCCACGATAAGGTGGCATTCAAAAATTTTTTCATTACCTGAAAGAACCTCTTTTTCCTGTATCAGGGTGAAATCTCCGGCGCCTGAGCGGGTGGGGATCACCATTATGGCTGATGATGTTCCTGTGATTCATTTTGCGCCGGGTACGTTTAAGGGAAGTGTGGTGAGACTTCCGGCAGCAACCGGGCAAAACTGGCAGGTGATGGTATCCGGATTCGGGCAGGTGGAACGAATAACCCTGAGTACATCGATGTCGGAGATGCCGGTATGACCAGAAAACCGTGGCGTGCGGGGAAGGATTTATCCACAGTTGTGGAGAACATGGAAATTGGCACCGGGCAGCGTGGTGACGGACGCCACGCATTTGTGACCCGTGAGGAACTGGTTGGTCTTAAACTCGCCCGGCGTCGAACATCGGGTGGTGCCTCATATGCACTGAATCCGGGTATTGAGATTGACAGTACTTTAATGACTGTTGATTTTCCCACAAAACCGCTGAATTTTAAGGCGGCCGGTGGATTTGGCTCGGTTCTTCTTGAATGGGATATGCCTAATTATCGCGGACATTCACTGACTGAAATCTGGCGGGGTACGGAGGATGACCTTGCTGATGCAGTGCTTGTTGCCACGACGCCGGGGCAGGTTTACGGCGATCCGGTTGACCCTGGCTGGTCGGGATTTTACTGGATACGTTTTGTTAACGCGGCAGGAGTGAAAGGTCCATGGAATGCTGAAAAAGGCACTCAGGCACAAACACAGATCGGCGTGAAGGCCATCATTGACCAGATCCGCGATGAGGCTGCAAAGTCGCCGGTTGTGTCCGAGCTGCGTAAAGAAATAAAAAACGCGCAGGGGCAGGCTGTAAAGGATGCTGCAATTAAGACAACCGAAGTTGTGGGGACTCTCAGGGAAGAAACGACAAGAACGATTGGTGGTATTGAAACCCGCATTAGCACACTGGATTCGTCAACCAGTGAATCGCTTAATGAGGTCGACAAGCGCATCACTAAACTGGATAAAGAAGGCGGTGAGGCGTTTCTGGCAATGTGGTCAAAAAAAGCGGGAGTTGATGGTATCACTGCGGGGATCGGGATTGTCGCCGGAAAAGACAGTGAAGGCAGGCCTGTAAGTCAGGTTGCAATTTCTGCGTCGCAGTTGTTTGTCTTTGACCCGAACAACCCGGATAACACCGCCTATCCGTTTGCGGTATCAGGTGGCAAGGTTGTGATCCCGAAAGCGATGATTTATGACGCGGTGATTGAAACACTGGTGTCGCGGAAGGTTGTGGCGGATGAGGTAAAAGCCGGGGTAAGTATCACTTCGCCAGTTATCCGGAGTGCCGTTATTCAGAACGGAAACTTTCAGGTTGATTCTCAGGGTAACCTGAATATTGGAGGCCTTTTCAGTGTTACGTCACAAGGGCAACTGACAATTCGTTACTCTAATCAGAATGTAGGACTGGTGATCCGCAATGATAAAATTGAGGTTTATGATCAGAATGGACGACTGGCTGTTCGCATAGGCAGATTACGCTGATCAGGAGGTGAGTATTGGAATACGGTTTTGCCATTTATAACAGAAATAACGTTAATGTTACGGGCGTGCTTACTCCCATATTTTTCCTGGACAGGTTTACGGCGGAGTCGGGATCAAAAACGTATACGAATAAACCAGAAGGGAAAACATTGCAGGCAGTCTGTTCATTATTTCCGTGGAATAATGTATTTAAGGACCGGAAAGTACCGAAGATAACCATTAATGGCAATACGGTGACGTGGTCAAATCTTGAGCAGGGGATGGGGTCATATATTTATACATTCTGGGGGTGAGTTGTATGTATGGTTTAAGCATTACGAAACCAGATGGCAGCTTGTGGATAAGCCCGGGGTTTACGCCTCAGTGTCTGATCAATAAGGGAACTATTCCGGCGACTGAGAAGGCTTTTTTTAAAACGTCAATTCCGTCAGGAAAAAGTTGTTTTTTCTTTATCAGAACAGAGAATAAGGCCGATGTCATGTACACGCATGAACAGATTGATGGATATCATGCCTTAAGGCTTCATCAAATTGTCAGGGGAACGAATCCTGGTGTTACGACTGTTTATGCTTTTGCGAATATGGTTACTCAACCTTCTGAGTATGGTATCGCCATGTATAACCCGTCGGGTGAGATGATTTACCATGGCGAAATGATGCTGCTTGACGCGAAGTTAATACCAGTTGATATCAAGTTTGAGAAGGACCTTGGATATCCATGCGCAATTATGCCTGCACTGGTTGGATATTATAACTGGAAACGAACACCTTATGACCGACCGATTTACACCACATCCACTGGTGCTACAGGAAATAAAATATATTCCTGTGAGCATTATTCCGGTGGTGCAACATGGGATATCCGAAAGCCGTATATAGATAAAGTTCTGGTTATTAATTCCTCAATATATGATTAGCGTAAGAAAAACTTTAATAGTGTAAAACGAAAGCGTTCCTTTCAGACATCGCATCCTTTAATTCAGAGAAATACTTAAAATGAAAAGTATCATGAAATTTTTTGCGTGTGCAGTTCTGGTGATGAGTTGCTTAACTGCACAGGTAAATGCAGCATCAGGCGATAGTACGGTATCTCTCGGGTTTGCACACATACGCTTCCCCGGGCTGAAGGATTTTGTTAGAGACGCGGGTGTTTATAACCGGGATACGTTCAGGAATGTTGTAAACGTAAACCATTTTAATTCATCAGGTGAATACGAAAATGCTATTGCCCGGGGGCATGACGGCACAGCCAAAAGCCCCCTGGGGATGAGCATCAGGTATCGTTACGAGATAACTGATGAACTGGGTGTTATAGCCTCTTTTACATGGGCGCGCTCCATGACTAATGCGCAGGCATTTATTGATGTTAAGCCTTCCGATCCATCACGAGAGGTAAAAAAACCGGCAGCTTCAGCGAGAACTGATATCAGGGCTAATTACTGGAGTCTACTATCCGGTCCTTCGTGGCGGTTTAACGAATACCTCAGTGTGTATGCAATGGCTGGTATGGGGGTTGCAAAAGTCACCACTGACTTGAAAATTAACGACAATCTTAATCATGGTGCCGGTAGTTTTTCTGAAAGTAACAGCACCAAAAAAACGTCTATTGCATGGTCTGTCGGCGCGCAATTTAACTTCAATGAAAGTGTTACTATGGACGTCACTTATGAAAGCTCAGGCTCTGGCGACTGGAAAACTGATGGTTTATTTGCAGGCATTGGCCTGAAATTCTGAGTAATACCCGACAACATGTCATAACCCGCTGTGATGGCGGGTTTTTTGTTGCCCGTGCAGGGCAAAAATCGTAGATTATGCGCGGGTGCCTTTCGGCTGATGGCTGGAGGGAGAACCTGAAGGCCTGATGTGGAAAGGCCCCGAGTCAAACATTTTGTTTAACCCGAGGCCCTAACCATCATACCTTAAGCAAGTAGAAGGTTAGCGCCTCTCCACTCAGGAGGCAAGCGCTATGTCGCAAAAATCGCTCATCACCGTCACAATTTGTATGACGGTAATCTTCACCATCTGGATGTTACACGGCTCGTTGTGTGAGTTCCGGCTGAATTTGTGGGGAGCGGAGTTTGCGGCGTTCTTACAGTGTAAGCAGTAGGAAAACCGCGACGGGGACGAAAGTCCCCGTCAACTGGTTGCTGAGGTTCAGCCGATATGGCACCCGTTTCTGGTGAGAGAATGGACGACACAATTTTCCGGTATATGCAGCGTGTTGTGAGAAATTCCCGCAACCCTGAATTTATGAATGAAGTTAAAGACGCCTGCCTTAAAAAGCAGGCGTTTTGCTTTGAGGCACCGGATGGTTTTCTGGTGCTGCGTTCTGTGCTCAGTGACGACGGTATCCCTTATGTTCTGGTGTTGCTGGGTGTGTGTACGGGGAGTGCCGGTGTTGAGCGTTATCTGCCGGAGGTGAAGACATTAACCCGTCTGGCTGGCGGACGCTGGGCTGAATTCCACACGGCAAGGCGGGGATTTATCCGGCTGGGAAAACGTCTGGGCTTTGAGCGAATGCCGGATGATGAGGATGGCTTCATGGTGTTCAGGATAGCGGTCTGACTGCCACTGTATTCATTATCGTGTGTAAACCAATTGCAATTCACATTCTGACCCTGCCCCGGCAGGGTTTTTTGTTATCCAGGGGGCCATAATGGGCGGAAAAAAAGGCGGTGGTGATACCAAAGTAAAACCAACAGCAGCGCAAATAGCACAGGAAGAAGTGGCCTGGAAAGGGTGGCAGGATTATCAAAAAATCCTCCGCCCGGCTGAAGATAACTTCATGGAAAAGGTCGATGACCTGAACAGTGAGCAGCAGTACGACAATATTGCTGGCACCACAAATCTGGGGTATCAGAAACAGTTTGGCGAAGCACGGAAGGAGCTGGCGGGTAATCTTGCTCAGTCCGGTGTTGACCCGTCCAGTGGTCGCTTTAACGCGGTAATGAATGCGAACCAGAGTGATCAGGTAACCGGGCAGATTGACACAACCACACGGGGGCAGGTATCGCAGGCAGATAAGTATGTTGCCGGGCTACAGGATGTTGCTGCTCTCGGTTCTGGTCAAAAGGCGGATGCGTTACAGAGTTTTAACTCGCTGGCAGACAGCAGTCTGGTAAAAGCTAAATCGGACGCACAGGCTGCGTTTACGAAACAGCAGGGGCGAGCCTCTCTTGTTGGCGCTGGTTTGGGTGCGGTAGGTGCATATGCGATGTATAAGGCTGGCGGTAGCGGAGGAAGTGGCGGTGCTAAAACACCTGGCACCGGCGCTAATGCCATTCAGCATCAGGCTCAGAACTGGAGACTGTGATTATGGAGTACGGTAAATACGAAACACTTGCGAGATACGGTTATACCGGAGCTGCCCGTCCACAGGGTGACTGGCAGACGTCAGCAGCGCTGACACGCCAACAATACGACGACTGGCGAACCAGATATTTGCCCCGCGTGGCAAGGCTGGCTGACCTTGGCGAGAACAACAGCCTGATGAGTGCCCAGCTTGCCCGGGTGGGCGGCCTTGCCACTTCCAGTCTCCGTACAGCGCAGATGGCGCAGGATAACCAGATGGCGAGATACGGGGTAAGCCGCCCGGATAATCCCAACAGTAACACACTGGGTTTGCGTAATGCTCTGGCAATTGCTGGCGCGAAAAATGGTATCCGTGAAGCAGAGCAGGATCGCCAGATGAACATACTGACGGGGGCTTCTGCACCTGCAAGACAACAACTGAGTGTTGGCGGAAAACTGGTGTCAGCGTAAGGGGGCAATATGGGATACGGTTTACTGGATATTGCGAATCAGTCGAGGCGTGAGGTATTACAGGGAATAAGTGATGCCGACAGACGACGTGAAGAAATTGAGGCCGCGAACAAACAGATGGCGGCGCAACAGAAAGCGCAGAACAAACAGAATATCGGCACGGGAATTGGTACGGGTGCAGCTATGGGCGCTGCTGTTGGTGGTCTCCCCGGTGCGGCTATTGGTGCTGTCATAGGTGGTATTGCTGGTTCTTTGTTTTAAGGAGTGGTGAATGAGCGGATTTGCACAGGGTTTACTTGCCGGATTCAGCACGGTTGACCAGGCAATGACCCGTCGTAAGGAACTTGGTTTGCGAGAAGCACAGCTTGCTCAACAACAGAAAAATAACGAGCGCGATTTTGAATTTGCACAGTCGCAGTTTGAACATAATAAAGACGTTGATCAGCGGAACTTTGATTACAGAGCCAAAGTCGACGACCGTAATTATGCACTGCAGGAAAGGGAGTTTAACGCCAACCAGAATTACCGGAATGCGTCGCTGGGTATGGAGCAGCAGCGACTCCGGATGCAGAAATACAACCAGCGACGGCTTGAGTATAACGATATGCTGGCGCGCGATCAGCCTGTGATGGCGGCGCTTGGAAAGGCTGTGGATGCTGGCGATCGGGATGCAGCAATGCGTCTTTACGGCCAGTTGTCAGAGGGTAATCCGCTGAGGCTGATGGCGAATGATGGCTATGTAGCGAAAGCGGGTCAGGCCGTGAACAACCTGCAAAAAATCTTTGATGACAAGCCAGACAGGGCTATCGCTTCACTTAATACGCCGGAGAATCTTGATGTCCTTTCCGGGGTGTTTGGCCCGGAACTGCAACAGCGTATTGGCATGCCCGATTCAACCGGGAAAAAGACGATAAAAGAGGCCAGGATTGGCAGTATAGTACCGGCACAGCAGGAAGGGTACATACTTATCGGCCTTGATCTCACATACAGTGATGGCTCTACAGCACATAAACCCGTTACGGAATACGGCAGTGCACATCCTGATGATCAAACCGTGCTGGCGGTGCCTGTTGATAAGGCTGTTGAGCTTGTCAGGGATCGCAGTAAATTCGCGGAAATTTCGAAAAATTTCGGCTATTTCACGCCGAAGCAGCAGGGACTTTCTGCGGATCAACTTCAGAAAGGAGCCAGCCAGGTAGCGATAAAGGTTGCACAGGACGGCGGTGATGCGCAGGGAGCAGTGACGCAATATTATGCTTCGATGGGACTGCCGCAGTATCAGCAGCAAATTCAGCAGCAAAAAATTCAACAAGGGATTACCAGTTGGGCGGGTGATGATCCGGATAAGCAGGCATTTGCCAGAGAAGTGGCCTCCCGTCAGCCAGAAATGCTGGAGCCTCAGAATCAGAAATTGCTGGAACACGGGTATGCGAATTTTCTCCGTATTCAAAAGGCCAGGGGGGAACAGGCCAGGGATGATAGCGCGGCCTCTGCATCTGAGTTTATCCGTGGTCTGAAACAGAATTACGCGCAGTAATTCACCATTCCCGTTAATACTATTTCCTGATACCCGGTCATTGTGCCGGGTTTTTTTATGGAGTCTGTATGGCTTATTCCGATGAACAGCGCCCTGAAGCGCAATTTGGCAACCAGAGCCGCAACAGCCTGAACATTCAGCAGCCGGGAGAGACTGACAGCTATGATGTGTTTTTCTCCGATCCCAATCGCTGGAAGGACAACAGCACGTCGTTCAGCCTGGGCGATGTATTGCCAACTATGGGGAAAGGTGTCGCCCAGTCCGTCCGGGGGACAGGGGAAATGGCCCGTGGACTCGGTGATGCGATGATTCAGAGCCCGGTAAAAACAGGGGCACGTATTTTAAATGAGTTCAGCCGTATGGGGCTGCCGGGAGTAGCAACTGTTCAGGATATTTTTGTCGGTGGCAGCAAGGGGGCGGATGAGGTCATCGACACTCTGCCTGATGGAAAAAATGCGGTTACTGATACTGTCGGTAAAGGTCTGAAGGTCACAGGCAAGGCAGTCAGTGGCGGCGCTAAAGCCTCGGATGAATGGCTGACTGGCAAGATGTCGCCGGGGGCGCAGCGGGCGCTGAATACACCGATGACTGAAGGATATGATGATTCAGCGGTCTGGGTAGCGAAAGGGGTTAACCTGATTGGTGCGCTTGTACCGGATATGGTTGCAGGCGGTGTGACTAAAAAGCTGGGTGATGTCACTCTGCGAAAAGTGCTGACCGCCGGGCTGGAGAAAAAATACATCGCGGCAGGGATGCAGCCGGAAAGAGCCACAGCACTGGCAGCCGAAGCTGTCGATAAAAAAATGCCGGATTTTTTCCAGGCAGGCCTGATCACCCATTCCACTGTCAGTGCGCAAGGGCGGAGTGCAATGGCAGCGGCAGATGCTGTTCTTAACGCGGATTATTCTGAGCTGGCGAAGTCACCGAAATTTCAGCAGACCTTTTTGTCAATTGATGCAGATCCGCAGCACGCGCAGCTTACTGACCGCCAGAAAATGGACCTGGCAAAAGAGCGTGTTGCCGATGAGGTGCGTGCGCAACTGGCAACCGATCCTGAATTGCTGGCTGTGAATGCCATGGCGGCAAAACTGGGCGATGCTCAGTTGCTTAATCTGGCGATGCGGGGCACGGCGAAGACCGTTAAAAGCGGCATTGTCAGAAATGCCACGGAACAGGGGACGATTAATGCGGCGCAGGGTGGCTATTCACGCTATCAGGAAAACACGGCATTGCGTGAGACCGCCGGAATGGATGTGTCACCGTGGGAGGGCGTGGCTGACGCAACGATCGAAGGTGCAGCCCTTGGTGCTGCAATGGGGGCACCATTCGGTGCGGCTGCCGGATATCGTGGAAAACGTCAGGCGGCAGATGAAGCAGCCATGCGTGAGGCTGAAAGCGTTCCTCAGGACGAATCGGCTCCGCAACCCGAACCGGTTGATCCGGTGGCACAGCATCGTGAATCTATGCAGGGGATGAATCGCGAGCAGCTTCTGGAACAGTATGCTGATGCGGATATGGCACATGAGGGAGACACGTCTGCCGTTCATCGCCGGGAAGCCGCCAGCCAGCTGTTGAATGAACTGGATGAACAGGCGAAGCGACAGGCGGTGATGGATGAGCTGAAGGGAAGCCGCGCCCTGAACTGCTTGAGGAATACCGAAAACTCAGCCAGAAGGAAGGGCGTACTGATACTGAAGAGCAGCAGTTACAGGCAATACGTGATGTGCTTCGCCCTCAGCGGGAGGCCAGACCGGAGGCACAGCCACAGCCGGAAAATGCGGATGATGGCGACGGGAGTATTTACCCGACGGTGCGGTTCCGCGATCCGGATGAAGTTCGTATTGAAATTAACGAGAGTGGTGCGTCCAGACCAGCAGAACGCATTGAAAAGGTGCGTCCGGACAACCGTTATTTCACGGATGAAAAAAGTGCTCTGGGGAGCGACGTTTTCCGCAATGCCAGCGCCACCGGCCTGAAACCGTCCGTAGTGAAGAAAGGCGAGAATCAGTATGCCGTTGAAATGGATAATCCTGCGTTCTCTGAAGATGTGGCAACGGAGACCATTAACACTCTGGCTGACGGAGAGCGTATTACTGATGCTGATCCGATGGAACAGCCCGCGTTCATGCGTGACCCGCGATTCCGTGGTTTTACGGGGGATGATACAGAAGTGCAGGCCCGTCTTGCCCGTGGCAACGCGCCGACGGCGGAAGAACTGGTGCGTTCCCAGATGGCTGAAGGTGATGCCGGTCCGACAGCACAGGAGTTAACTGAGCGTCCACGCCTTCCCGCTCCCGGCGATATTCATCCCGGACAGGGATATCCGTTACCAGGAGAAGTGGCGCGTACGCCGGATGAAAATCAGGCCGGACGTGGTGGTCGTTTTACCACAACCGGTGAGGTGAAGGGCCAGAGTTTCCAGAAAGGACGTGCGCAGGCACCGGAAAATGCCGCTGGTCGCCAGGGGGAAATACTGGAGGGCGAAACAGTTCGTCGTGGTCTGCCGTCACCGGATGAGCAGAACGCCACAGCACCAGTGCGTGAAGGACTTCCTGCACCTGAAAGTCAGCGTGGGGTTGATATGCCACAGCCTGAATCACTCCCTCGTATGGTTCGTGACTCCCTTCCGGAACTGGCACAGCAGGCAGAAGCACGCAGACAGACCGGGGATAATCGCCAGACCATAACCGATGTTCCGGATACTGAGGTGCCGGTGCCGGTAGATAAACCGAGCACTCACCAGCAGGTGCGTGGTGCGAAAATTGAAGACTTTGGCGAGGAGATTAAGGGCGCGGCAAAACACCGTTATGCGCAGCTTGCTGAAGCTATGGGTAAAACGCTGGAGGATGGGGAGTACGCGACACAACCACTGAGCAAACTGTTTCCAAAGCCGGATTATGCCCGTCTGGAAAAAGAAGGTGTGGATAGTGACACGCTGGCAATGATGGCGTTGTATCGCAGTGAAATTCCCACCAGAACAAGCCGTAACATGCAGAAATGGATCAGCATTGTTAAAAGCGGTCGCGAAGCTACTGCCGGTATGCTGGAGGGGAAAATTCCGGCAGCGAAACTGGCTGATATGATGGACAGTAAGCCGGGGTTACGGAGCATGTCGGATACCTGGAAACTGCTCCGTACGCTTTCTGCATTGCAGATTGATAAAGCATCCGGCTATCGTGTCAGGTCCGGTGTTTATTCGTTTGTCGGGGGAAAACGTTACGATCCGCCGCAAATGATGTATTCGCTTCGTGATAGCAAGGGGCGCGACCTCTTTTTCTCGGAAAGCCGGGATGAGTTACTGAAAAAGGCGAAAGCATATTTCGATGAACAAGGCTCCAGAGAAAGGGAAACGCCAGCAACCTCTGCTGATGACAGAATAACCTTTGACGTGTACCGGCATAAGGCCAGTGGCGACATTTTTATCGGTTATGGCAAAAACAGGCAGAAACTGAAGGGCGGTTTTGAGTCTGCCCGTGATGCACATGATTATGTGCGCACACATCGTGATGAGCTGGTTAATCAGGTGAAGGCGCTGCGTGAAGTCTCGCGTGAGGAGCAGCGTAACGCCACCAACCGCGATCGTACCGGACCAGAACGCCGCAAGGGGGATGTTTCGCCGGAGCAGTTCAGTGATGCGTTTGGTTTTCGTGGTGTGCAGTTTGGTAATTATGTGGAAAGTCCGCGTCGTCAGGCTGATTTGAACCGGGCTTATGACTCGCTGCATGACCTGGCTGACGTGCTGAACGTGCCGACAAAAGCGCTTTCTCTGAACGGTCGTCTTGGGCTTGCTTTTGGTGCCCGTGGTAAGGGTAAGGCGGCGGCACACTATGAGCCGGGTGAGGTGGCAATCAACCTGACAAAAGGTAACGGACCGGGGGCGCTGGCCCACGAATGGTTCCATTCACTGGATAATTATTTTGGTCGTTATGATGTTTCCACTGACGGGAAGATCACGTCAGGTGGCGACTATATGACGGAAGCACAGCGTGCCGGGCGCGTATTTAAAGACGGCAGGTATGTTGATGCGGAATATCCGGTACGTCAGGAGGTTTACGACGCGTTTAAAGGCGTGATGAAAGCCATTAACAGCAGTGACATGTTGCGTCGTTCTGAACGCCTGGATGGCGTTCGTTCAAAACCGTACTGGTCAACGGATGTTGAAATGGCGGCGCGAGCCTTTGAGCGTTATGTTCAGGATAAAGCGCGTATGGCTGGCGTGGAGAATGATTATCTGGTCAATATCCGTAAGGCACCTGAGCACAACACAGATAACACCTGGGCTTATCCGACGAATGCGGAACTGGATGGCGGTATTCGTGATGCATTCGATCACCTGTTCAGTACGCTGAAAACCCGTGAGACGGACAAGGGCGTTGCGTTTTATTCCCGTAAGGGCGTGACCCGCACACCTGAAGGCAATCTCATTTCGGATGTTAACCGCAGTGCGGAAGCCAAAGGCAGCCCGGTCCCGCAGGTTGAAGCGGTTGCCCGTGGCGTGATGAGTGGCATTAAGGACAGTGACCTGAAGGTCCGCGTGGTGAAGTCACAGAAAGAGGCTGAAGCGCTGGCGGGTGAATCGTTCGACGGTTACGGCAGGGTGCATGCGTTCTATCGTCCGGATAAACGTGAAATTGTCCTGGTGGCGGATAACATCCCTGACGGGCGGACCGTTCGCGAGAAGCTGCGTCACGAGATTATCCACCATGCAATGGAGCATGTAGTCACGCCAGCGGAATATCAGACGATTATTAAGACCGTGCTGAAAACCCGTGACAGTGATAACGCCACCATCCGTGAAGCCTGGCGTAAGGTTGATGCGTCTTATGGTAAGGAATCACCGGAAGTGCAGGCGGGTGAATTTCTGGCACATATGGCGGAGAAACAGCCGAATAAATTTGTGGCGGCGTGGGAGCGTGTTGTTGCCCTGGTCAAAGGGGTACTGCGTCGCACGGGGTTACTGAAGCCGACAGAGCTGAACGATATCAGACTTGTTCGCGAAACTATTCGCACGTTAGGCCAGCGTGTGCGGGAAGGTTACACGCCGCGTGAGGATGGCGCTGGCGCATCGTCTCAGTACTCCCGTAGCGGTAAGCCTGATCCGTTCAAAGTGCCGGAAGGTGAGGGCGAGCGTTATCGTGATGACCTTGCCAGAATGATGAAGTCTCTGCGCTCAACGGATTTAACGGTAAACATCGGGCGTACGCCGCCGGTATTGCGTCACCTTGGCGCACCAGATTTGCCGCTGGTTATCTCCCGCGACACTGTGCGTAAGGCCACCAATGGTGTGAAACATGTGGTGCCGATGGATGTTATCGAGAGACTACCGGAACTGATGCACGATCCGGATGCAATTTACCGCTCAGCGACAGAAAGAAATGCGGTTGTGATGCTGCTTGATGCCGTGGATAAAAATGGTGATCCGGTGGTGTCAGCGGTACACATGAAGGCTGTCCGGTCGCGTCTGGAAATCAACAAGGTAGCTTCTGTTTACGGTACAGAAAATGGAAAAAAACTGAAGAGTATGGAAATGACCGGGTTAACGTTGTACCGGAGAGAAAAATTAAGCCGCGATAACCTTCTGCACAGAGGGCTCCAATTGCCCAAAGGGGAACATTCTTATCGCGGCTCTGCGGATAAAATACTCTATCCTGAAGATATTCGCAAGGGGCCGCATTACTCCCGTACCAGCAGTCTGACACCGGAAGAGACAATTGCATCGCGTTTTGTGCGCCAGATGCAGGATAAATTCCAGGTGCTGAAAGCTGTTCAGGAGAATATCCGTAAAACTGGCGGAAAAATAGACGACAGTAACAACGCTTATATGGCGGAAGAACTCTTCCACGGGAAGGCGGAAAACGACCTGAACGTGATGAAGGAGCGCTACGTTCAGCCACTGGCTAAATTACTGGCGGACTACAAAATTGCGCAGGCCGATCTGGATGAGTACCTCTACGCCCGTCACGCGCCGGAACGTAACGCGCATATCGCGAAAATCAACCCGAAAATGCCGGACGGCGGTTCGGGGATGACCAACGCGGAAGCGGCGGAAATCATGCAGCGTGTGCGTAACAGTGGCAAACAGGCACAGTATGACCGTCTGGCAGGGATTGTTGACGATATGCTGGCTCGTCGCCGTGAGCTTATCCGTGAGGCCGGACTGGAAGAGAGCGGTGTGGTGGATGCCTGGCAGAACGCCTACCGTTACTACGTTCCTCTGAAAGGCCAGGATGTTGACGGTGTGGTGTCACTGCCCCGTACAGGTAAAGGCTTCACTATCGGCGGACGTGAAAGCAGGCAGGCCATGGGGCGTGCATCCCGCGCACAGTCTCCGTCCACTCAGGCGATACAGGACTTGAGCGAATCGCTGATCCGCAATCGCAAAAATGAAGTAGGTAACGCCTTCCTGAAACTGGTACAGGATAATCCAGACAAGGATTACTGGCAGGTATTCACCAATGAGCGACCGGACACCATGCGTGCGATTGCAGAGCGTGTTGATCCGGAAACCGGTGAAACCCGTCACGAAGTTGTCGAACGTCCTGTACCGATGGCAATGATGGCAGACCGGTACTTCACCACCAAAAAGAACGGCAAAACGTACTACATCAAACTCCATGATCCGCGCCTGATGCGTGCGATGAAGAATATGGGACCGGAAACCAGTAACGCCGTAATCCGCACGCTGGGGAAAGTTAACCGCTTCCTGGCAACGGTGAACACGTCGTATAACCCGGAATTCCTGGTCAGTAACTTCATCCGTGACGTGCAGACGGCGGTGATGAACCTGAAGGCGGAGCAGGGAAGGAGCGACGGTAAACTGAAAGGGCTCGATAACTTATCCGCCCTGGCTGTGGTGAAAGACAGCCGGTCTGCCATGTCTGCCGTATACGCCCGTCTGCGTGGTAAAACCCTCACGGGCAACGGTGCGCAGTGGCAGAAGGTGTGGAAAGAGTTTGTTGAGGACGGAGGTAAAACCGGCTGGTTTAACATGGGTGACCTTGAAGGCCAGCAGAAGGAAATGGATCGCCTTGTATCGCTGGCGAAGGGAGGATGGAAAGGCCAGAGTATCGGTGCATGGAATTCGTTCCTTAACCTTGTCGAGGATGCCAACGGGGCGGTTGAAAACGCTCTGCGTCTTTCTGCCTATAAACACGCCCGTGATGCTGGTTTGTCACGCCAGCAGGCGGCGTCTCTTGCCAAAAACATGACGGTGAACTTTAACCGTCGTGGTGAGCAGGGAGCGCTGATGAACTCGCTGTATATGTTTGCCAACGCCAGCATTCAGGGGACCGCAAACCTGGTGAGAACGCTCGGACATCTTAATGGCGACGGGCCGTTACCGGAGCGCCTTCGCTGGAAGAATCTCAATGTACCGCAGAAAATCGCGCTTGCAGCTGTGGGAGCGGGTTATCTGCTTGGCTCGCTTAACCGCAGTGTTGCGGGGGAGGATGATGACGGGGTTAACTGGTATGACAAGGTGCCGTCTCATGTGAAAGAGCGTAACCTCGTCATTATGAAATCGGTGTTCGGGGGCAAGGCCGGAGAGTACTGGAGTATTCCTCTGCCTTACGGGTACAACGTTTTCTTCCTGCTCGGGCATACTGCTGAAGGTGTGGCAGCGGGCGACCTGACTGCTTCACGTGCTGCCGGTAATGTTGTCGGTGGTATCCTGGGGGCATTCAGTCCTGTGGGCAGTGAAACGTCGGAAACACTGTCCGGGGCATTGCTGAAAAATGCAGCGCCGACCATTCTGCGTCCGTTTGCGAACCTTGCCATGAATGAAAACTTCATGGGGGCGCAGATTTACCAGGAGAACATGCCATTTGGCACACCGAAACCGGACAGCCAGCTGGGCAGACGTTCAACGCCTGAGGCGTACAAGGCGTTTGCATCCTGGCTGAATGCGTTCTCAGGTGGCAGCCAGTATCGTCCCGGCGCGGTGGATATTACACCGGAATCGCTGAAATTCTGGATTGACTATATCTCCGGAGGGACAGGGCGCTTCATTTCCAAAACCACAGATGCGGCGGTGAAATCGCTGAACGGTATTGATATACCGGAACAGCAGGTGCCCTTCCTGGGGAAAATTTCGGGTGAGGTGATGCCGTATGCTGACCAGCAGAAGATGTATGACCGGATGACGGAGGTTGCGCAGTACCACGCAGAGCTGAAGAGTCTGACCGGTGCAGAAAGAACGGCATTCATTGACGAGAACAACGGAAAATTGTCGATGAACGGGCTTATGCAGGATACCCGGAAGAGACTGAAGGATTTGCGTAAACAGCGTGATGCCATTTATGCCGACAGTTCTCTCAGTCTGGCGCAGCAGGCGGCGATAGTGAAATCGGTAGAGCGGGATATGAAGGTTGCCGTGGATCGCTTTAACCGCGAGTACAACAAAAAAGTGGGAGTGGAGTAA